CCAAAATCATATTGGCTATTTCTTCTGGCCGTTCCAGTTTCCCATCATCTGTGCCGGGAGGATCGCCGCCAAGTTGTTTCCAGTATAATGATTTCCGAATCCCTTCTGCCGCATCTTCCCATCGTCCGGTATTGATTGCGGCAATCGTATGGACAAAATGACTTGTGCGGTGCTCGCCAAGGTTAAACATGAAATCAATCAGCGCCATTTTTCTATTTTCAGAAAACTTGTCAAAGTCTGGGAATAAATCTTTGCACCCCTGAACAGCAATCCCGATTGAGATTTTTAAAAGTTCATCAATCATAGCATTGGTAATTTCACCGTGCTCTTTCAGGTAATCCCTTATTTTCTTCGGCAGAGGATTTGCGTCTATGTTCCAGCCAACGCCGATTGTAAGAAAACCCTTGCTACATCGGTAAGGCTTATTTTTTCTGCCCTCATGTATGGTTATGAATTGTTCGATTGTTTCTCTCATTACCCGACCTCATGGGGAATAATAACGTCGCCAACTGTAACCTCACGGCAATCTTCGCCGTTGCATTTGGCTGTATGCTGATGCGTGTTGAGCCGCTTCCAAATATCCTTGATGTCGCTTTTTATTCCAGCCAGATACAGAATGATAATCACCTGAAATATTGCCACCACTATCTCAACAATCGTTTTCACATCCATTTGACATTCCCCTTTTATTTTAGTATTTTACTCATGGGCGGTGGCACTCCCTTTTGTGCCGGTCTGTTCGTGCCCTCTCATTTAATCTGCTTTCTTTACGCACACGCAAGACCATGAACAAATTGTCGTATTGCAATCATCATAGTCAACTAACCCTTGGACAAATCGCCCATTTTTGAACGTTCCGCTTATGGTATTGCAGTTTAGCAAGGTTGAAGAGCAACTTTTCTGGCACATGGTATATTCATCAACTTTGCACTTTGGATCTACTGGTGGTAATTCAACATAATTTGCGGAACACACTCCCGTCATAAATAAAATAATGATAAACGATAAAAATAATCTTTTCATAATCTTCCTTTCGTCTGTTCGTGCAGACAGCCGCCCTCTCATTAATATCCTAAAATCGTTTTCCACTCTCCCGCCGCCGCATTGGTTCCAATGGGGTCAGTGTAATGAATCCCATCATAGGAGCAAGTGGCAACGCACGTTTTTAACCATCCTCTTTCATCAATTCCCACATACGCGACACCGGCATTTGCTGTAACAAGATCATCAATCCATCCCGCCATTGTGTTTGCTTCGGTATCCCATCCCTGTCCCCACGGCTTTGCTAAATATATTTTTATAGAAGGCCATTTCGTCTTTACAGAATCAATGATTGTCTGATAATTTGCCTTCCATGTCGTTTCATTGGGCATTGACCCCATGTCGTTTACGCCCAAGTTGATTAAAGCGTAGTACTGGTATGAAGATATTCCCGCAACAACACTATCAACCACGGCGCTATATTCTGCTACATTGTAACCACTTATGCCTGCATTCGTGTACGTCCAATTACAACTTGAATCATCAATGTTTAATGCAGAAACCAAACTGGCCTGCCAACCGGCGTGTTGAGTTTTGCTGTCACCGATTGTTAATAAATATCAAGGCGAATTAGCTAAGGTGTCAAAGTTCTCATAATACACCCATGCTCTAATGTTGCCCTGCGCTGTAAAAGCCCCCCCTCCGTGTTTTGTAATGGCAATGTTTGTTGTATTGGTGGTTACTGGCGACGCCCATGCTGCCTGTGCCGCCAAAGTTCCTCCTGTATTTAATCCGTCAAACGGGACATATATTTTCGTATCTTTGGTAACGGCTTCTTCATGCGCTATCGTTTGAGTGTTCCCACCGGAATAAGCGGCATCCCACGTCTCACCTGCGGCAAGTGCCGCATCTACCCTCATGTCCGCACCAATGATTTTTGCATTGACAGGAATTGACAATGTGATCGTTACTGTGGTTCCGGTAATATTCGCACTTGCTTCAACCATTTTCCGTGTCAGCCCACCCGTTGATCCTGTAATGCTGACCTTTCCGGAACCTATAACTGTTGTATATGCGGACGAACTTTCACCAATAATATGAAGTCGTGCATCATCGGCGGTTCCTAAATAATCAGCAACCCACATCTGTACAGCGTTGGCGGCTGTTGCGTTGGCCGCTGTACCATTGCCCCACACAATGCCACCGGCAAGGGCAGTACTGGGCGTAACGATTTCACTACCTAATTGTAGGTCACCGCTTCCGAGAATCTGAAACAATACTGTGGAATATGATTTAAAGGAGAACGCTTTTGCGGTAACCGGAACTGATGTTGCTGTATTAACTGACAACCTGTTTGCCTGAAATACTACGACTGACGTTGTGGGAGATACCACGCCACTATTACCCATTAATGTTAATGCTGTTGAATCAGTATCGGTATAACTCTTAATACTCAAACCGCCCTTCGTAGCATTTGTTTTTATAAACGCCGCAAAAGTATCTGCTCCTGTTTCAGCGTAACTATGAGAAACGTCTGATGATTTAAGTGCTATTATTTCTCCGTCTTCTGCACCCTGATTAATAGTAACATTTGCACCATCAATATTCGTAAAACTTCCCGTACTCCCACTAATAGGGGTGTTGGTGATATTGCCGCCGGTTGCAGTTAAACTATTGGTTACAACGGGGGCGTTCACAGCAAGGGCATTTGCGCTCGTTGCCGTGTCTGCCGTTACTGCGTGGGTGGCGTTTGCCGCGGTAGTTGGTGCCGGCGGCGAAGGCGGAAACGCCCATACGATTTTATAAGCGATAAAACCGGCGAAGAGAAAACAAAGGACATAGGCGAAGAGTAAATTTATCTTTTTCATGACTACCTCACAAAGATAAGTTCAATGGTGAAATTGGCGCTTACTGTCGCTTGGTTGGCCAGAGTTAGCGTCAAGGCGCTGACGATCATCGGGAAACGATACGTCGACATAAATGAACTGTATGGGAATGTGGTGTAGGTGGCCGTCGCATGAAGCAGATTAACACCCTTACCGCCAAGAAGATCCTCGCTATTCTGTAATACCGCAATATCGGCGGCATCCGGGGCCGTTCCTCCGGAAGTCGGGTATGCGGTTACGGTGTAAAGATAATAATTGCCGGTCAGGATCGCCATTGTGTCCGTGTCAATCGTCTGCGTTGGCAAAGTTCCATTGGTTGAACTCCCCGTACAAACTAGCTTCACCTGGAATATATAAGGACTTAATGCGTACCCTGTCTGTGTGCACGATCCATCGACCGCCCACGAAGTAGAGGCCATTAACATAATGACCGTTATAATTATTGCGATATATTTTTTCATGTTTATGCCCTCTTGGTTATGGCGGGGGTTTTACGCCCCGCCTTTGGTTAATTATTCGCCCGTAATTGTAATTCCTGCCGCTACCTGCGCGAACCCTTTCATGTACCAAATCGTCCCGTCACAGATCATGTCAATTCTGTCGCCAGGAAGCGCCTGATTTGCGGCAAAAGTGGCGGTCGTTCCACCGGCAGAAACATCGCCCACACCGTCAGCGGCTACCAAAACAAGCCCCTTAAGAACCTTTTGCGTTGTGCCATTGGTGACAATCGTGTAACTCCCGGTAGTCGGAGCGGTTTTTACGATAAAAGAAAACCGAAGCCCTGCCGCGGGAGCGGGGAGAGTGGATTCAAAACCACCGGCAAGATCAAGAAAGAATGTCTTTCCGCTTTCGGCAGCGGTGATAACATTTGTCGTGATTACGGTTTCCACGTTCGCAGAGTTATCAGCGGCCATATTGATTTCTCCGGCAGTCGCGGTAACTCCGGTTAAAATATTTAGTTCTGCTGCTGAAGGCGTAACCGTGGTTCCGGCAATTTTAAAGTATCCGCCGGATTCAACATCTATGGTCGATCCAGAAGGGATTTCAAATTTTCTATTGGCGGCGTCCCAGGTCGAAATAGCATTGCCTGACTTATCATAGTAAACAAGATCCCCATCGACGCCCTTGGCGGTTATGTTATTTAACTCAGCCGCCCCACTAAAAACAGGAATAACCACGGCGATCAGAAGAGTGAAAATTAACAATATTCTTTTCATGTCGTTTTCTCCTTTTACGTGGGCGGCCCACTGAAGAGCCGCCCTTATAGGTTTAATCGTAAAGTGCCGTTTCGGGAATTTCAGAACCGTAACGCGGTTTGCTGAAGACTGCATCGATGGCGATATGTGTCACGGTATCGCAATCAGCAACTTCAACCTGAATGCAATCGTACCCATCGCCCAACATATCGGCATCAATGGGGATGCAATACTGTTTGCTGGCAACAGCGGCCAGATCAAATGTATTGCTTGCGGCCGTCCGGGGGACCATGATGTCTTCATTTTTCTGAATACCGTTTGCAACAGCGGTTCTACCAGAAGTCGTAAAGGTGATTGTTTCGTTGTCAACAAAGGTCGTGCCGTTGTAGCCATAGGCAATCAGCTTGTTTCCAAGGTCTTTAAAGACCACGCCCGCGCCGCCGCCCGCGCCCGTAAAAGCAGCGCCCGCGGACTCAACAACATCATCGCTCGCGCCGTCATATTCCAGAACAAAACCGGTGCTGTAAAATTTGGTGAATGCGAGGGCCACGGTAGCCGCGGCAACTGCGCCGCTTTTATTCAGGGTAATTGCGGCCGCTTTTCCAATAGGGCCAACGGTGATAAACAAATCAACGTGCCTGTAATTTTTCATACTAGCAATGTCAGAAGAGACAGTGCTCGTCTGGTCAACTGTCGGAAAAGCCAACGGGACTTTTACATAATCAAGATTCAAATTCATTGTTCTTACCTCCTTACGGTAAGCCGGGGACTAAGCCCCGGCGTTTAATTTTTATGCTCTGGTTGCCAGCACAACAAACGGCGAAATTTCGTCCGCACCTTTAAACGGCTTGATTGCCGACTTCCATCGGGGTTGACCATCAAAATAATAGGTGAACCGGAAAAGCTGTTGACCATAAACAAAGTCAACATGGATGCTCATTGCTTCCTGAATGTCGCCCATGTCCGCGCATACGTACTGGCTCCAATCGGCCAGGATGATGTCGCCAACGGTCCCCACGGTTTCGCACTGTTCAATTTCGACAACAGGTGCGCCCTTGATTCTTAAAATTCCCTGTGCATCATAGGCCACGAAGCGCGGCTCGAGCGCCGCTGTTCCGGCAACGATTGAAAGATTATCCAACTGCGGACCGCAATCGCGGTTTATGAACCATACGGCGTTTGCTTTTCTTCCTGTGAACCTCGCCCACATATTTGACAAATTCTGCGTCAAAATGGTCTTCGCTTTCTGGCCGGTTTCTTTGGCGACGCTAACTTTGCAATTTGAATTTAACACGCCCTGAGCTTCACCCGCGCCGGTTCCGCGAATCGCAAGATTCTGGCACTTGAAAGCAAACTCTTCACCGAACAACTGGCGAACTTCCTGCCCTAAGAAAGTGACGTTTCTCAACATTTCATCGGAGGCGGGGAAGAGGCCGGTTAATTTCTGAGGCTCAATGCGGATATCAGCAAATTTGGTTTTGCTTGCCGTGTATTCGCCCAACTCTTTGTTGGTATAAACGCGGATACCGCCGCCACGCGAACCGTCAACCCGGGACTGTTCGTCAATGCCGATGATCTTCACATACTGGGTCGCGGTAAGAGTTCTCTTGGCTGTACGCGGCAGAATTTCGGAGTTATTGAAGCCGTTGGTCATCAATTCCGTGGATGTTTCGCCCTGAAGGAAAAGACCGCCTTCAGATGGTACGCCAACAGTCATGCCGCCGGATGTTGCCGCACGGCCTTCTTTTGAAAGCTGTTTTTCAACTTTTTCGAGGCCGCGTTTGTTTGATCTCTCAATTCTTGATTTCGCCGCTCGCACTTCTTCGCCGCTGAATTTGGATGATTCGCTTACTGTGCGAATATCCATGAGTTGCTCACCAAGAGCCGTTGCAGCCGAGCCGCGATAGATGGGGGCGTCGGGAATTTCAACAGTTACGCCGTCTTCAACGGTCAATGCCGAACCTTCGCCATACAGCGATGCGCGGAGCTCTTCTTCTGCCTTCATGTCTTCCCATTCACGCTTTGCCGCTTCAATTTCGGCCTTGAACGAGGCGCGCTGAGTCAACTCTTCTTCGGTCATACTGCGTTTTTCGGCTTCGGCTTTTTTACGGATTTCTTCCATTTTCTTAAAAGCCTCGTCCATTCTTTTCTGGAATTTATTCATTGTTGTTTCCTCCAATTTGATTAATTTGTCTGAATAATTCATCTTCTTCTTTTATTGAGTTCAGCGCGATCAAGGGATCAACTGAATCACTTTCTCCGCTCGTGGGAGCGGGTTTGTTTTCTTCCATTTTTCTTAAAGCAACGGTCGTGTCGTTAAATGCCGCGAAGACAACCGGAGAAACATCGTAAATTTCTTCAATTTCAATAATCGTTCTTTTTGTGACTTTGGGGTTTGTATAATCCCATTCATCCACGGCCACGGTGAACCCATAGGATGATTCTTTGATATCTCCACGATCAATCGATGTCATCAAGTCCCGCGCCGCCTGAGTGTCCGGTGGGATGATTTCGTAATAAAGGCCGCTTTCATCTTCTTTTAAAAGCAAAGTTCCGGCGCTCTGGCGTCCAAGGGGCAAAGTGTCCGTGTCGTGATTGAAAAGAGCTCGGGCGTCGGAGCGCATCAGAGCTTTTTTAAATGCACCTTTGCGGACGTACTCAATAAACCCCATATCCTCAGAAGGTTTGTCGAAAACAGCGGCGTATCCAACGATTTTTCTTAACTTGCCGTCATCGCTTGTTATCGCTCTTGTCTCGTTCGCTTTTCTTTTTTCCTTTTCCATCGTCTTTGACCTCTTTGTTTTTCCGCGTGTCATATTTCGGCGGAATTGCTTTTTCGTAGCCTGGTTTCAATGAGTTACCGCCCTTAAATGCTCAATAACGCTATTGCCAAGCGTTAAAACCTGATTTCCGGCTATTTCCGCCGCCCTTTCAGTCTCTAATTCGTCAATTTTGGCTTCAAAATCCCCGTTTTTAACCGCATCCAAAAGTTCTAAATGGGAGTTTTTGGAGTAGTTTTCGGCAAATATTTCTGCCTGTTTCGCTATAAAACGCTCAAATTCCGGCCTCTGTCCGTTCAATTTTAAGCCATTCAACTCTGTTTCCATGCCGATAATCGCCTCTGAAAAGCTCAAAAAGGCCGGCAAAACCTGTCTTTTGATAAATTCCGGCAGTTCTTTGTAAAACTCATCAGCAAACGCGGCGAAATTGCCGTTATTATGCTTCTCAAATCCCCATCTAAGGCGCTTTGTTTCTTTCCGGATAATTCTTTCAGCGGCATCAATAAAAATGCGTTGGTAAGCAGATTCGAGGCGGGCGCGGTATGTTGCGTGGTTATCAATGGAGTTTTGATCGTCTTTTTTGACGTTTTGATTTAATTCCGAAGCCGGAATCATATTTAAAGGCACCAAATAGATTTGA